GCGGCCTTGCTTCAGGTCTATGACAGCGTGCTCGTCCCGTTCGGTAACGGTCGGCGCTATGACCTGGTGGTGGACTCAGACGGCAGGTTCCTGCGCATCCAATGCAAGACAGGCCGTCTCCGTAACGGGGTAGTCGTCTTTAACACCGCCAGCCAGGACCCGAGGAACCGCGGTGGCTCAGGCATCAGCTATAGAGGCCAGGTCGAGCTGTTCGGGGTCTATTGCCCAGACACCCACAAGGTGTATCTGGTTCCTGTCGAGGACGTTGGCCCGAATCATGGTCACCTTCGCCTCGAACCCTCGCGCAATGGCCACGCGGCTCCGTTGGCTCGAACATACGAAGTAAACACGCCTGCTTAGTAGCAGTGGCAGCACCCCGTCTCGGTAAGGCGGTAGCCGGAGTTCGATTCTCCGAGCAGGCTCAAGGCCCGCAAGGGCCGTTCCCGCCTCCGGGCGGATGTGCGGTGTAAGTCCTGGCCGACCAGGCCAGGCGTCCATGCGGACGTGGCTCAGTCGGTTACGGCGCCACGTTGCCAACGTGGAGATCGCGAGTTCGAATCTCGCCGTCCGCACCAGTAACAAGCGCTTGTGGCGAAACGGCATACGCGCACGGTTCAGGTCCGTGTGCCCGCGAGGGCGTGAGGGTTCAAGTCCCTCCGAGCGCACGCAGTACACGGAGAGCGAACCGGTCAGGTGACCGGGCCTCGCTGCTAACGAGAGCGCGGCTTCGCGCCGTGGCGTTCGAGTCGTCCGCTCTCCTCCGGAAGGTACGCACCCGGCGGTGCAGCTGGTCCCGAAAACCAGCGGCGGTCGCGAGGCCGTGGGGCTCGACACCTCTACCTTCCTCCAAGGGCAGGCAGCTCAGGGGTTCGAGCAGCTGGCTGATATCCAGAAGGGCGATGGTTCGATTCCATCCCTGCCCACCACGGCGGTATAGCTCAGCTGGCAGAGCGCCTGGCCCATAACCAGGAGGCCGGGGGGTCGGAACCCTCTACCGCTACTCAGGGCCAGTAGCTCAGCGGTATGAGCGGCGGGCCTTTAACCCGCGCGGCCTCGGTTCGATCCCGAGCTGGCCCACTCCAGCGCCCGTAGCTCAGCCGGACAGAGCGGCTGCCTTCTAAGCAGCGGGTCGCGGGTTCGAATCCCTCCGGGCGCACCAGTAACAAAACATCCGTCAGCTGACGGATGGTCCTGTGGATAAGTCGCCTCGGCAGGTGACTGGTTTAACATGGTCCTGTCGTCTAGTCAGGCTCAGGATGCCGGCCTCTCAAGTCGGTGACGCGGGTTCGAAGCCCGCCGGGACCACGTAGTGCAAGGCCCTATCGTCTATGGGTAGGATCGCTGCCCTTCAAGCAGCTGGACAGAGTTCGAGCCTCTGTAGGGCCACGAGGTACCGGCTAGGCTGGTGCCATACGACGCGGGGTGGAGCAGTTCGGTAGCTCGCTGGGCTCATAACCCAGAGGCCGCGGGTTCAAATCCCGCCCCCGCTACCAATCCGGTATCCGTTAATTCGGTAAACGAGCAGGTTGTTACCCTGTCCCTCTTGGTTCGAGTCCAAGTACCGGAGCGCGTGGGCCTGGGGCCCGTGAGGTACAGCCGGGACGTACGCCCGGCCCGGGCCCCGCTGGGCGGAGCTGCCGCCATACCCAGGGAGCGGGAGGTGCCCCGCACAAGGACCAGTGGAGCAGCTTGGAGTGCTCGTCTCCCCGTCAAGGAGAAGGACGCGGGTTCAAATCCCGTCTGGCCCGCTCAGAAGATCCCCCAGCCGCCCTGCCTGGACCGGGCCCGGCGCATCCGCTCGGTCCGCTCGAAGGCACCGAGCTGGTTGAAGCCCCAGGCCCGGCCGGCCCGCAGGCCGAGGATGATGCCGACGCCGAGCACGGCCGCCACCCAGGGCAGGCCCGCTTTGGTCAGGATGAGGACGGCACCGATGCCGAGGATGACCCGCATGACACAGACGGTACATACCCGGTAACAGTTTGACCAGGGCGGGTGGCGCAGCGGGAGCGCGCTTCCCCGACAAGGAAGAGGACGCCAGTTCAATCCTGGCCCCGCCCACGCTTGACACCAGCAGTAGCCAGTAGGTTACTGTAGGCGAGTTCTAGCGCTCGCAGCACGACGGATCGTGCATCCGGTTACGAACCGGAAGGGTGGAGGTTCAAGTCCTCCCGAGCGCGCGAGACCCCGGTCCTGCGGCGGCGCTGCGGCGCTGAGCCGGCAGATCCGGCTGCCGGGGTCCATTTTTCAAGGGGCGCATAGCTCAGCGGCAGAGCGACGCTTTCACACAGCGAAGGTCGTAGGTTCGATCCCTGCTGCGCCCACCCGGCGGTAGAGGTTGCCGGCTCCTGTACCCGAACGCCCGGGCGCGACTGGAACCGGACATGGTGGTTGTAGCTCAAGGTAGAGCCCGGGGTTGTGAGCCCCGGAGGTGCGGGTCGTACCCGTCGGCCACCCCAGGCGGAAGTGAGCGCCGGCGCGCTCCGCGGTCTGTAAAACCGTCGTCCTCAGGGACAAGCCAGGGTCGGCACCTGGTTCCGCCACTGACCCCATAGCTCAGCGGACAGAGCACCGCCCTCCGGAGGCGGGTTGTCGCAGGTTCGATTCCTGCTGGGGCCACGTACGATAATGGCGGGGTGTCCGAGCGGTCAGGTCGGCGCCTGCAAAGCGCTGTACACGGGTTCGAGTCCCGTCTCCGCCTCCACGGCCCCGTACCGTCAACGGATAGACCCAGGGCCTCCTAAGCCCTGTCGTGCAGGTTCGAGTCCTGCCGGGGTCACCATGATGCTCACGCTGCGGAGATGTCCCTAGACGTGCCGGAGTGGCCGCGCTACGCTGTCCGGGCAGCACGAGGGCGGTCGGCCATCGGGTGCGTTCATCACCAGTCATTCGCATGCTGGGCTCCAGGCCGGCCGCCCGGAAGCCCGCCGATACCACCGGCATGAAGCTGAGCGGCCGCTGGGACCAGGAGCTGGCGCAGTTCGGGAACGCGCCTGGGCTCAACGCCGGCGACGTCACCATCGAGCTGGGAACCCCGGTCGAGGGCCATGACGCCTACACCGTGGACTCCGACGCGGTGACCTTCGGGGCCGAGTCGGGCAACGTCATCGGGCTGATGATCGAGCTGGCGGACAAGCGCCACCTGTTCATCCCCTGGAACAACGTGACCGGCATCATCGACGCGGCCGCGGGCAAGGGCAGCTGACGATTTCTCCGGGGTGACCACCCCAGGAGGCGGGCAGGGCGTCCCGTACAGCTCGAACACCCAGCCGCCCGGCGGCATGGGCGTGACGAGCCAGGGCTACGGCCAGGAAGGTTATCTCCTGGCCGAGGACCAGGAGCTGCCCAAGCCGCCTCCCGAGGCGCAGGACTTCGCGGTCGGCGTTCCGTACTTCCTCCCGTTCAGCGTCCCGTACCGGGATTCCTGGGAGGTGTTCCGTGATGACCCGATCTCAGTCCGCCAGCTGGTCACCATGCGCCGCCGGGACGGCCAGGCCCGCGCGCTGTACCGGCTGCTGACCAAGCCGCTGCTGGCCGCCATGGCCAACGCCGACGTGGTGCCGGCGGACGGGATCGAGGGCGGGCTGGAGGAGGCCCAGTTCTGCAAGGAGCTGCTGTTCGCGCCCAAGCAGATGGGCGGGATGACCCACTCGTTCAGCCGGTTCCTCAAGCAGATGCTGCTGGCATTGTTCAATGGCTTCTCGGCCTGGGAACTTGTCTACCACGTCCCGACCAAGGGGCCGAATAAGGGCAAGATCACCCTGCGGAAGATGGACTGGCGCCCGGCTGAGACGCTGACGTTCCTGCTCGACGGGCAGGGCGAGTTTAACGGCTTCCGGCAGCGGACCTTTTTCCAGGGCCGGACGATTGACGTCAAGATCCCCCGGGAAACCGCGCTCTATTACGCGCACGAAGAGGCCGAAAGGCCTTTTTACGGCGTGTCCATGTTCGAGTCGGCCTTCTACCACTACGACAAGAAGGAGAAGCTCTACTACATCGCCCACCTGGCGGCGCAGCGGGCGGCCTGCGGCCTGCGGGTGGGCACCATGGTGCCGAACGCCCCGGCCGAGGACAAGAACAACTTCATCAAGGCGCTGAGTCAGCTGGGCCTGGCGCAGTGGATCGCGCTGCCCACCGCGGACTGGACGGTCGAGACGCTGAACGAG